CATGCCGCCGACCCCCCCCCCACGGGAAAAGCCGCTCGTCTGCTCAATGACACACTTCACGCTGTGTCGCTCGCCGCCAGTTTGGCGGTATGTGCCGTTGACAGGTGCAACCAGGGTGATATTATCGCGGAATATCATAGCGATGAACTCCACGCTGACTTAGCGGCGTATCAGTGTAGCCAGACACCACACAACCGCTGATTGGCTTTACAAACTTCGCCAATAAATCGACATTCGCCTCAGCGAACTGGTCAATAACTTGCTTGGTGTTGTCATACGTCACTGAATGACTCAGCACTGTTTCGGATTTTACGTTGTTATAAAAACTACCTTGATTAGCTATTGACAGTGTGTCAAATAACCTTGCAATGAGGATTCTCAAGCCGTATGGAAACGGCGTTCCATATCCCCACGCCGCCTTGACGATGCACCGTCCAATGTCCAGCGGATCAACCATCTCGATGACGTTGAACCAGCTGACGTTCAGTTCGTCGCCTTGACTTACTGACTTGACCGCCAGCGGTCTGCCACTTTCTGTCGTCACCTCTGGCAATAGACTAGTGAACGGATCGACAATTAGAAAACGTGAACCGCAGGCTGCCTCATACCGACGCGGCGTATTTGCCTCGCCCTGCATCTTGACATCCAGCAGCGTTTCCAGCGTCTCTGTCACCTGCTGTAATAGCTGCTCAAAGTGTTCGGTTTCGGTATCAGAAAGGGGGCGTAAAAGTACGCCCTCGATATCTTCTTTAGTTACCAGTGCTGCCATCTCTTACACCCCTCTCTGTTAGGCTACGTGTTTAATAGCCACTGCTGCTGCGATGCCGCTCAAGCCGCCGCCTGCAAAGATTTCTTGCAAGTACTCGTGCTTATTCTGCTTCAACGCAAAGTTGGTGTAGCTTTCAATTGACTGATCGCCAACCACCTTGTATTTATTGAATACGACCAAGTATGCATCGTTCTCGGCGTCGTTGGTGTCGTTGAACCACTGCGGTGTAAACTTGCCAGCAAGCTCCAAGTCTTCCAAGATGTTAACGCCTGGAGTGTACAGCATATGCTTGTCAGTACCTCGCTCATCTTTCAGGGCAGTGAGATAACCACGCTTTGCGATGATGTAAACGTCGCCCTCAGCCTCGATTAAGTCGCGTGCATTCAAGATAGCAGTACGGCGACTTTCCCCTGTTTTTGGCGTATAGGTTTTCGCAAACACGTTGCCAGCCTTAGCGTCGGCTTTGACAGATACAAACGACTTGATCTTGTCGTCACTAGTGTCGACTAGGCCGTCGCCGATAACGATCGCACGCTCGATACTTGCGATAATCCGCTTTGGCAACTCTTGCAATACGTAACGCAATAACGAGCCAGTGCTCTTGTTCTTGCGGATAGTCTCTTTATCGAGAGTGAGGTACTTGTAGATATATTGACCTTCAAGCACGCGGTTTTCGATAGCAATCGTAGCCTCTTTCTTGTCTGTGCCGGCTTTGTGACCTAGTGCACCGTCAGTATTGGTATCCCAAGCGGTGTTGTAGGCATCCAGTCCAGTTTTATCGACTAGGTTCCAAATTGGTCCGCCAGCCTTAAATGCACTCTCAACTGCCTCAACAACTGGAGCTGGGAATAATTTGTCAGCACCAGTGACAGCCATCTGTACACCGTTCGCCTCAAGCTTGTCCATCCAAGCTTCACGAACAGCTGCCGCACCTGCTCCTGCCTGTGCTACCAGCACGTCAGCAAAATCTTCTAATGCTTTTGGCGTTTCCAGGTAATTTACGACACTACCTTTGTCGACAGCTGCTGGATCAGCTGGTTCTTTAATTTGCATCTTTGCAATATCTTTCGGATCCATTTCCGTATCCTCCTCAGGATTGTTATCAGTTGGTTCATCCGGTACTGATTGCTCAGCTTCGTCAGTAGGCTCAGCCTCTGGCGCGGCTTCCGGTGCCGCTGGTTCGTCAGTCTTCGTTTCAGATTCAGGTGCATCTTCGGTAGGCTCCGCCGCCTTAGCTGCCTCCGTTTCTGCTTTCGCCTTGATTTGTTCAACCAGGCTCTGCATTGGCTTGGCATCTGCCTGCTTTACGGCTGACATACTGAATGCAAAGTTCATACCCATAACATTCTGTACACCCTCGTCTTGCTTTTGCTTCTCTGGTGCTTCAGACACCTCATCGGCAAAACCAAGCTCGACAGCCTTATCGGCAAGCATCCACGTTTCCGCTTCCAGCAGCTCAGTGATCTTTTCATCGCTCAGCCCTGTTCGCTTGGCGTAGATAGGCGTGATGCCCTCCTCGATCTTCAGCAACACATCTTTGGCTTTCTCCATGTCGTCCACCGTGCCAGCCGCATAAACGGACGGGCGGTGAATCATGATCATTGAGCCTGGCGACATGATAATCTTGTCGCCTGCCATCGCAATTACTGATGCAATCGACGCCGCTAAACCATCAACCCTGACAGTGACATTTCCGTTATGATTCACAAGTGCGTTATAAATCGCCAAGCCTGCGAACACATCGCCACCGGGGCTGTTAATGACAACTGTCAAATCGCCCGCATGTTGCTTGAGTTCTTCGCGAAAGAGGTCAGGTGTGACTTCGTCGCCCCACCAGGTATCGCTCGCGATAGGTCCGTCAAGTATAAGCTCTTGATTATTCGATAGAACGGAATTGCTCCACTTCCAGAACTTCATGCTTTATTTCCTTGTTAAAGTTAATGTTTCGACTCCTGCTTGCCCGTCCAATTTGAGCGTCTTGCTCTCGTCTTATTTCTAAGACTACAGATTACGATTTATCGAACTCATAACGCACCTGGTCGTCTGTCGAAGTGGCGTTCACAATCTTGATATTGTTGACATGTTTACACTTCGCGTTACTACAGCGCACCTGTGCGATCATCTGTGTGACGCCCTTGATGTTCAGATAGCGGCCGCACTCCTCGCATCGCAAATCCAGATCAGCCATCTCGTCATCGATAATTCGCCGCTCAGCATTGAGATATGCCTTGACGACGCGGTATTTCGGGTGGCAATGCCCGTTCGGATGGACATCATAGCCATCGTTCTGTGCAAAGTTGTTGATGAATATGCCACCGTCCCTGCCAATGATTGCCTCATTCAGATTCAAGATTGGCTCGTCAACAGCCACCCATTTATCGATTAGCGTGGCACAAAACTCACATGGTTTGCCAGTTTCACTCTCCATGGCTTTCTCGATTAGCGTTCCTGTTTGGTTTTGCACCTGCTTCATCGCCTCAACGCTTGACAGTGCGTCGGCTCGTGATATCTCAGTGCGAGCCATTCGCTGCACTCGCCATTCGTCGATCTTCATAATGCCTCGCAGTTTCTCCTCTAGCTCAGATTGTGCCCAGCCATGAGATGCCGCATGATCAAGCACGCGACGGATTGAGACGGCTGTATCGTCAGCGTATGAGCGAGCCACATTTAGTAGATATGCTCGGTATGCCTCCTGTGTTGATGCTGCCACCACAAAGCCTGTTAGCTCGGCCGTGGACACGCCGTTATCTATTAGCAACTGCTTACCGTCCTCAAAATAAATCGCCCCTTGCACAATCATCAACGCCACGATGATCAGCAGTAATGCCTCAGCAAACTCGTTCTGCTCGTCGTCTTCCTCGGTACTGTTTTCAGCCACCTGACGAGACTCAGCGATAGCTCGATCGACTTGTTTCTGCATGAACTCCGTTGTTGCATCGTAAATCAGCTGCTCAAAGTCATCGAGTGTCTGCGGCTGTTTGTCAGTTGCAGCTTTTGGGTTTGTGCCATTCGCTTCTCCCCAAACCCCCGTGTCACCAACCTTGCGGCGATCTGGTGCGTCTGCTACTTCATCGCCCTCATCAACATCTGGCTTATCGTTCTCAATCTCTGGTGGTTTGTATTCACCCTTACGCAACAGCTTAAAGTTGTTCGGTAATTTCAACGCATCAATGATACTGTCGGTGCTGTAGCCTGCCGCTTCTAGCTTCAAGATACTGTTAATCCGAATATCATCAGCCTCAGCCTGCACTTTCACCTCGTCAACAACCTGAGGAATAGCAAATTCGTAAGTGATGGCTATACCCATACCGCCGGTGATTCGGTTTAGTTCGTGTGTCAACTGTGTGTAGTTACGTAGTAGCAATGGATCAACGACATTCTCAGCAAACACCTGCTTTGACACTTGAGCGTTAGCGTACGTAGCTGTGTCGTCAATGCCTTTCATGATTGCCGATACGCCAAATGACGTGTCAATCCGCCTATCAACCTGCTTAAATAAGTTCTCGAAGTCAATATCTTTGTTTGGTTGAGAGAACGGCACCCACTCAACAGCTGCGGTAGTCGACGGTTTACCGGTCTTAGAGTCAACTGGTCGGTGCGTGTATGTAACGTTGTTGTTGCTCCCTGCTCCGCGATGAGCGTCTTGCAACATCGCCACACTCTCTTGGAATGATTGCCGTGTTGGTGCGGTAATAATGAATTGCCCGGCCGGTACTGCTCCATTCTCGAAAAAGCCGGCCTGAAAATCGGCGATGTAATCGTCGAGTGTCGCCCAGCGACGTGATGCTTCAGATGGTGAATAGCCGGCGTACAGATCGTTTGGATCAACACCACCAGGCAATACCAGCACTTCATCTTCAGTAAACGTCTGTGTGCCGACTGTGTATGTTGTCTTGTCGCCAACTCGTTCAACTCGCGGAAACTCCAAGAACGTGAAACCAGCAATATTCTTGCCGCCCTGCCCCATAAAATCACCGCCAGGCTTTGCTACTCCGCCATAGTTGCTCCATACCAAAATATATGTCTTGCGTAGCGATAGCGTCGATACGGCTATCTTCTCGGCAAACGCTACAGAGCTGTCAGATTTGTTAGGGTGATACAACGCGTTAATGACTTCGTGTGGCACCTGCTTGCCATTGCCGTCAATAGCAAACGGTCGCACTGTCATGTATTTATTGGCAACCGTTCGAATATTAGGATAAGCTGTCGCGTAACTGCTGGCTCGGTAATGATCGAACATCGATAATCTCTGAAAAGCGGGGTCAACGCCGCTCACACGTCGCTCACTCCTTAACCCCATGGCTGTTTTAATAATTCCCATCTACTTATTGCTCCTGTATAAATAAACCGACCAAAATATCAGCTGTACGCCGACAAATACCACCGTGGCGACCTTGCCGCCATAATATAGCCAAATGCAAAATGGCACACCAATGAACATCAACAGCCCTATCCACGCTTCGATGACAGTGTCCCTGTCTGGTTTTTCAAACTTGATATTGCGCAAAAAGTCTTTCAATTTCATATAGTCCTCTAACTGTAAATATACGGATTACATAATTCCGCCCCACTCCATCACTACCTCGTGCTTCAGCTGTAGCCAAAAACCCATCAATACAGAGTCGAATATGTCAGGCGATTTGCCGAGCCGCTTCTTGATTGATTCCTTAGATTCCAATACAAACACCTTATCCTTATATTCGTGGTGGTGCATCTGTGCCTCTTTAATAAACTCATTGAGAAATGGAAAGCTATCGAGGATTTTGACCTTGCCGCTGTCTAACCCCATGGCCAGCATGTACGCCACCTGCGACCGTAAATTGTTAAACGCCATCAGCTCCTGTGAACGCTCAGCATCCTCTC